GCAGGGAGTGTTACAGTAAATGCTCCAGAGGTTGTATTACATGGATAACCATTTCCGGCAACAGCGGTAAATCCTGATGTTTGTACCGATTGCCATTGAGTAGTATTGTCAGAGACAACTTGCCAAGAGTTATCACCCCTTAGAAATGTTGTCGCAGAGGCTGTACCTGTTGCGGATAACATAGCGATATCTACTGCATCTGTAGCAATAGTAAGAGTAGTTGCACCCGTTACATCACCAGTGTGTGTAGCATTTGCTAGACCTGCGGCTAATTTATCAGCAGTTACAGCATCTGCAGCAATTTGAGTTTCTCCAATAATATCTGTACCCGCTATAGTCTTACCAGCGGCTACTGTTATAGTAGTACCTGATTCAGTATCTAATTCATTTACTTTCAGTTTACTCATTTAATTAACTCCATCCCAGACTGACACCATTAATTCTTGTTACTAACGAAACACTCTGGACTAATGTTTCTATCTTCCAGCGCATGGATGTTCCAGCTGGTTGAGCACTAATATCAATATCATGTGCCGTTGCTATTTCTGTTGTACCACTATAAGAACCTTTACCTGTTAAAGTAGCTTGAGTATATGTTGTTCCATTATCTCTGGAAACATAAGCTTTCAAATTCGTATTAAGGACAGTTGATCCAGTTGCCGGTGTATATAATATTACTAAATCTCCTGTTCCCGTAGTACCGGCTTCGGCTGTTGTTGCTGTAGATATAAGAGTCATATTATTTGTGGATGCGTATGTTCCAGCAGATACTTGTGCATTATGCACTCCCCCATCGCCCCCATCCTCCCCATCGTAGGAAGTTCCATTTCCGTTTTGACCAGCAAGGGCTGTTATTGATCCATTATTCGTTAGCGTACCAGCGTAAAGAACCATTGCATTACCACCACCGCTTCCTGATCCCGATCTTTTTGCCCCGTCCTTTCCGTCTACACCTTTTACCTCTACTGTTGCTCCAGAACCTATAGTTAAATCACCGCCAACCACTAACCATATAAGTCCACCAGTTCCATCCAAACCTTGCCATGTTACACTATCGGTTCCTCCCCCTACGCCACTAGTCGTTTGACCAAGACCGCCGGGATTGCCTGAACCACCTGCTACAGTTTCATCAGCCCCGCCTGTATTATTGTTAGTAGCACGACCTCCTGCACCACCATAGGCAACAGCATCAAGACCATCGCTTTCACGGGAAGACCCTCCTGCACCACCTCCAGAAAAACAAGCACCGGCCGCTCCAGACCCAGCTGAATACGATGGTACGCCACCAAAATTTCCTCCTCCCCCACCACCAGAGGAGATTGAAACGGCCCCAGTTGTCCCGGCTGTACCAGCAGACATACTCGCACCACCGGCCCCCCCGGCTCTCTGAACTGTAAATATTGTCCCGTCACTTGACAGGGCGGGTTGATTTGCAACAGCCGTTACTGCTGTATTACCAGTACCAGCAAATGTAGGAGCCGCAAGTGTTTGCGAACCACCAGAAGTAAACATACCAAGTTGTAATCCACTTGCATTTACAGCGGCAGAATCTGAACCACCAGACGTTGTTGGATTGGCGTAACCACCCCTTGCCGTCATAGACAATGCGCCGTTTATCGTGCAATTATTCTTTACATAAATTAACATACCTCTACACGGTCTATTGGTAGTTAAAGTTACAGAGGCATCAATAGTTAGAGTATCAAAATTTGCTACCCACATATCTCCATCGTAAGTTCCTACCGTACTTAGAACAGTTCCTTCGTAGCAAGCACTGGAATTTGGAACACCATCCCCGTAAGAAGAAGAACCCGGCCCACCAGATTCACTACCAGTAGACAGCACAGTATCAATGACTACAGTATCGCCTGTTTGTGTAATGCTAGAAGCGCCGAAAGTACAAGTTCCTAGATCGCCACTTCCAAAATAATTACCACTAGCCGGTACAGCACCAGAATAATATTTCCCAGAAGCATCCCTCGTCTCATCAGTTGAGGCTGATGCGTCTACTCCTGTAGCATCTTGGAATGTATCTACAATCTGATCTCGTAAACTATATTTTGCTAAATCAGATGCGGCCGCAACTTGAAAACCAAGAACTGCAATATCATCATCAGTAGGGCCAAAATCTACATTACCCAAAGTATTAGCAGGAAGAGTTCCTGTTACATTTGCAGCAGGAAGTCCTGTAATATTAGTTCCTGCCGTAGCCGGTAATGTCGCCGGTAATGTTAATGTAGAACTAGCAAGATTTACTGTACCTGTTACTGTTTGAGTACCCGCTACATTTATTGTTCCACCAGCAGGTATATCTAAAGTCTTACCAGTAGTTACGGTTACAGTAGTCCCCGTTTTGGTATCTATTTCGTTTACTTTCAGTTTACTCATTTAATTTCATCCCATGCTTGAGTATCTTCATTCCATTCGTACCTTTTACTATCATCAGGAAGAGCTACGGGTGGATCCCATAAACAAGTAGCCTCATTTACAGTCCATGAAGGAAATGGGCTAGGTGGAATAAAAGCATCTCTCTCCACATCATATGAAAACCCTATCCCAGCATAATTTTTTCTAAAGGGTTCCCCATTTAATATATGTACCCCACCATGCGTATTATAGGAGGTTCTCAACCATGTTCCGCTAAAAGCGTCATGTAAATATTTAGCCCCTATAGATTCTACTTCACTATCATTGCTGTCCTGTGTGTCCTTATCGTCCAGTACCACCACCTGTATTACTTTGTGGAGAGCGTCTATTTCTGCAAAATGTGCCATATTACTTTTCCCTATTGAAATTTATATCGAATAATCACCACACCAGAACCACCAGTCCACCCAACTGCTGGTGGGCTTTGTGCGTTTGCAACACCGCCACCACCCCCACCTGTATTAACTGTGCCAGCTGCACCCGCTGCTCCACCACCACCAGAACCACCAGATCCAGGATTAGCTGCCTGATCACCGCCGCCTCCGCCGCCTCCACGACTTACAGATGATCCAGTAATACTAGATGCCAAGCCATCACCGCCATCTCCGCTGGCTGTTCCAGTACCACCTGCCACTCCTGCACCGCCTCCGCCGCCCGCCCTATAGGATGCGGCACCCCCTATCCCGGCACCACCAATGTAACCTTGAGTGGGCGATACGACCGCACCTGCCGTTCCGGGGTTAGTATCTCCACCGCCTCCACCACCGGAACCCCCAGTTCCACCATTACGATCCCCTTGAGAAGGAGCGCTACCACCAGTTCCACCTCTACCACCACCTGTAGATGTAATAGAGCTAAATATAGAATTACCACCTACAGTAGAAGTTCCGGTACTGGTTGCGTCACCAGCAGTTCCACCCGAACCTACAGTTATATCGTAGTCTTGGGCTGAAATACTAAGTGCAGACTCAGCAGAACCTCCACCACCAGTATTTTCACCAACTACAGAACAACGATATCCACCCGCACCACCCCCGCCACCGGAATAATAACCTGCGCCACCACCACCTCCGGCTATAACTAAATATTCAACTGTGTTAGAACCAATGGGGTTACCAGCATTAGATACAGAAAAACCATTAGACCCAGTTTTTGTAGCAGTAAAAATATGGTATTTATAATCACCGTCTGTTACGCCACCCGCACCATCAGGCCCAGTTGCGGCCACAAATTGTGCCCCCCCTATAGCCGGAGAGCCTACATTAATTCCTGCAACTGAAACCCAACCCTGAGTAGCATCGACATAGACTATCCTTAACCCTTCTCTCTCGCTAACTAGGTAAACATCAGTAGTTGCCCCTTTCAGGTTTAACGACTGAGGATCAAGGGTTACTACATTTGTATCCCAAGTACCTGCATAATCTACAAATTCTATAGTGTCTCCAACACTAGCAGTTCCAGGAAGTGTTATAGTAAGACCCGCAGAAGTTGTATTAACTGGATAACCGTTGCCAGCAACGGCAGTGAATCCTGAAGTCTGTACCGCCTGCCATGTTATTCCTGCATTCCCCAATGCGGCCGCTGGAATAGTTCCAGTAATATTTGCACCAGGAATACTAGTAATATTTGTTCCCGCTGTAGCCGGTAATGTAGCCGGTAATGTTAATGTAGCTCCAGTTAGATTTACTGTACCTGTTACCGTTTGAGTACCTGTTACCGTTTGAGTACCCGCTACAGATATTGTTGCACCAGCAGGTACAACTACTGTCTTACCAGTAGTAACTGTTATATCTGTTCCACTTCTTGTATCTAATGTATTTACTTTTAATGTGCTCATACGACCGTCCAGGTTGAATCAGTACCTAATGTTATTGTTGCCCCCACCGCTACTCCTACAGGTCCCGCTGACAATGCATTATAATTAGAAGGAGTACTGAATACTGTTCCTATTGCAGCTGCTGAAAGATGAGCAGCGGCTGTAGTAGTATTGGCACCTCTTGTAGCCCCTGTTAATGTATTTCCCGCCACACCTGTATATGTAATTTCTTCTGTTCCCACTCCTACTGTTCCTGTAGCTGGAAATCCTGTAGAACTCGTTATGGGTATAGTTGTTACAGCCGCATCTATACCAGCACTTAATGTAGAACCAACTCCAGCTGTATCAAAGTTCGCCGATAGTCCACCAGTAATTTGTGGGATGCCGTCTGTATTAATATTCAACCAGTTGATCGCATTAGTTTCAAAACCCATGGCGTAGTTATCATTATTCCCAAGGGTTCTATTTGCAGTAGCAGTATCACCACCGTTGGCAAAATCACCAGTGGAAGATACTGCACCCCATACTGGATTCTGTGCTGCACCTTGAGTTTTTAATGCTTCACCCGAAGTACCAGGAGTCAAAACTACCCAATCAGTTCCATTATAATACATAACAGCGCCTTGAACATTTCCTGTCAAAGCAATCTGAGCACCATCGACAGCATTATCTGCAATCTTGGTATTAGTTACGGCGTCATTTGCTATCTTACCTTCCGTTACCGAATTATCCGATACCGTTGGGTCTCTATCAGCAGGACCGACACCTATATAACTTGTATTCGCCATTTATTACACGTCCTCTAAAAGTGATACAATACAATCTGCAGCACTGGCTACACTTGCCGCCACTGAAACAGTATCTAGTCCAGTTGCAGTTCCTTCCATAACTATTTTTTGTCCACTCACAACTTTTAATGCACCGCCGGCGGGCAAAGGAGCAGCTTTGACTATGAATATATCATCAACTCCACCAGTACCACCAGAATTTTTATTGAGTTTGCAATCTACTGTGATATCACTTACTGATGTATTTGCAATATCTATTTCTAGAAGGATAGTTTCTTTATTCAATAGAGCGGTGTACAGTGTAGAATATGTTCCACTGTCTATTGCGATATTACTTTTTGTAAAACTTTTAAAATCATTTGCCATAATTCGTTACCTTCTTTTATCCTAAGGCGATTGCCATTGCGATACTAAATCCTGTTGTAGTTTTTGAGTTGACTGCTTCAACTAAATCTGTAGGAGTCCCTGTAAATGTATTATTAAGATTTGCTATCTCTCCTACATCTTGACCCGTGAGATTATATGTTTGTCTCCACTGGTCAAATGTGTCTGTTGTCGGTACTGTTCTGTCTGCCATAATATTAACCTAATGCCGCACATAAAGCGATAGTAGTTCCTAGTGATGGGGCTGCATTACAAGCCTCCACCAAGTCTGTTGGAGTACCACTAAATACATTACCTAAAGTACTCATGTCTCCAATGTCCGTCATCGTTTCATTCATTGTTTTTCTAAAATCAGCGAATGTTTCGTTGGCGTCTACACTTCTATCTGCCATCAATCAGTGTCCTTAGCATAGTTTTTATTTCTATTAATTCATCCTTTATACTATTTATATCAGTAGTATTTGTTTCTAACTGTTCCTTTGCCTTTTCTCTGAGTTGTCTAGCACGTTTTGCTCCAGCAAACGCTTCTTTATTTACATTCAGGATGGCTCCTGTTGAGAGATCCCTTACTAAATCTTTATTCCCTTCTATTGGTCTTAATTCCATAATTACGCCTGGAATGCAATTGCTCTAAAGTCCTTTACTATAGGTGGTAATGCAGAGTTAGTTCCCTGCAATACAATCTTAATTGCAAAAGATACAAACTCAGGTAATTCTGTTCCGACTCCTACTGAATTCTTACCAACAAAATACTTGTATTCCTTATAATCATATCTCGTTTTGGATATCGGAACTGTTGCATCTGATGATCCGTCAGTATTAAAAAATACCCAATCAATGTCATCAAAGTTTTCTGCTGAGTCTGCTCGCAGAGTCTTATAAAGAACTTTAATATTTGATTGTGACATATTAACAGCACCAAATAATACTTGAAGTGCCGTAGCCCCTTGAGTTAAAGTTACTTTCTTTGTCATATATATGGCAGTACTTGGGTCTCCAGCAGCAGCTGTCATTGGTAGATAAGGTGTCAAAACACCAGTGTCAGATGCACTATTAATTTGATTCATTTTATTACCAATCAAAATAGCTCCCATACGTCCAGTATCAATCACCGGCGAAACTAAAGCACTATCACTAGTTAAACTCATAGTCAATCGTAAAGATTTGTTACCAGAAAGCTGAGCCGTTTCATTAATCTGTGAACATACAATTTGTGGTGCATCAAAATAATGATCTTCATTAATAGGAACACTTATAGCATTAGCAGCTGTTGTTCTATTAAAAGATGTTTGTGTGCCATTAACACTTGTTCCTGAAGTACTTTGCAATGCACCTGTAAGTGTAGTACCAGGTAATTCCATTGTTTGTATAATTGGTTGTATAACATCTGTAGAAATATTCCTAGTACATTGTACACCAATTCCACCACTTGTTACCGTAGCAGCTGCTGCGGTAGTAGTAGCTATCATAAAATCATCTACACCAATAGTGCCGTATAGTGCCGGTGAAGCATGAGTCTTATTAATTTCTGTTAATGGAATACCGTAAGGTGCTGTTGTTGTATTAACACCGATCATATAAAGTTCCACAATACTGTTATCTTCGTGGGCAACATCCGATGCAGCTGCCTGAGTATAGGCTCTAGTAGTAATTGTAATTGATGTAGCATTAGGTTTGCCTACATATGCGATTAACTCATCATCAATTTTAACATAACCGTTTGTAGGCCAGTTACTACTATCATCTACATTTATATTACCAGTTACACCCTGTCCCAAAGCACCATTTAATGCTGACGGAGGAACTTCTGAGGTAACACCAGAAATAGTAACACTATTAGTAGCTGAATACATACCATGATCTTTAAATTTCACTCTTACATAAGCTGATGTTATACTTGTATCTATTGGGTTTTCCGGCAAAGTAGGAATTCCAGCTTCTTTACCTCCACCCAATCGAGGCGGAATAAGTAAATCTGAACCAGCAGTCATTTCTTCATTCACTACAGCCATAGTACCAGTATTACTGATATCAAATACTGCACGATACAAAGTAAATTTTAAATCTTCATACTGTGAAGGAGTCCATGTTGAGGCGTTTTGTGATTTAAACAATGACCCCAATGTTGGTTGAGTTGATATCGTTCTAGTGCCGCCAATTTCTACATCACCAATACGAGCTATCCAAACTTTATACTTGGGTGAGTTCGATGCTAATACAACACAAAATTCCTGTTGGTATCTAATGTAAATCGGCGACTCAAAAGTAAAAGTAGTTGCAGTAGTTGCTGTTGTAGCATCTATATTTACATCAGCCGGTGTTAATGATATCTTACTAAAAGGTAAAATCTCATTTGAAGGATACCCATTTACAACACTACGAACTTCACACCATACCGGCAGAGTATCATCCTTTGCCTGGAAGAATACATCCAATTTTGTAATGAACATACCCTTATTCTGATCGCACATAACAGTCTGCGCCAAAGGATCATACCATACACCAGTGAGTGCTGTATCCTGTTGAGATACAACTACGTTTGTTTGTATACGTTCGCCTGTTACTGAGCTATTTGAAAGTTCAGCATTACGAACATTCATTATTTCTTCTCGTTTTGTTTGTACAAAACCAGAAGCTGTATATGGTTTTTCAGCTGAAGTTTCTACAATACCTTGAATCATGCTGTTTGTAGAAGAATCTGTTAATCTAAATGTTCTGGTTCCCACTCTAAATCGTTTTGAATCAGTATTCGGAATCTTAAATCTACCATAAAGAGTTCCAACATTATCACTTACCATTTGTGTACCGTAAGTTTGGTTAGTAACTGCAACACCAGAAGCGTGTTCTTGCGGCTCAATAAACTGATTACCTGTATTTCTTGTCAAACCAGTAAATGTTGTAGCAGTTAAGCCAGTATAAGTCATCTGTTCCTGTTGACGGAATGTCTGACCAAAGGAATCTGTTACGGTAGTATCACCAACACCCAGGGTTCCTGTTGTTGGGAAGCCTGTAGTAGAGGCTACGGTAATGGTAGTAGCAGTTTTAGTTACTCCTGATGTTAATGTTGTATTTGAAGCACTAGTCTGAACTGGTTTTGTATCTGCATTAACATCTACCTTATCGAAAAATGCATATACTCTTGTATTGGGTTTCATTCCAGTTACAGTAAAATTAATATCTCTTGTTCTCATCCATGGAACGACATCAATACTGACCACTCTGTCTCCCATACTGACTTGATCTACACGTTCCACCAAACGGGTATTAGTACCAGTACGTCTTTGTCTCTGATCTACTGATGTAGTTGTTGTCCGCATATTCTGGCGCCACGGTCCACCACGATTGGCTAACCAATCTTGGGTCGTAGTTCTTAAATTGCCTGACCATGTTGTGTTCCATGAATCCCAAATCGTTCCAAGATCAGCATTACCACCGACTTCTCGGAGCATCTGTTCGTAGTTACCTTCTACGTCTATCGTAATCGCAGGAACTCTTTCTTCATCCATCCAGAAATCTGAATCTGGGGTAAGTGTCATGTTACCAGCCCATAATGTAACACTAAATGGGTTTACACTTTCAGCTCTACTTGCATAAGGCTGTGTTGTGTCGGGTGTATGAGTATAAGGCAGTGTAATTATATCACCTGTCTTTTGATAATTGTTAGATGTTCGTTGTGTGTCTGATGCATTTTCTTCTATAAGAGTAATATTATGTTGTTTACTCTTTGGTCGCATATGTCCTCTACCAGGATCCATAGCACATTGGTAATCATCAAGTAATGTATTACCTAAATTATGCCCATAGAAACTATCGACCAAGAAGCCTGACTTAAATCTGTCTAAACCATTTTCATCCAAAACTTGAAAACTATCTGTTTCTCTTTCTAGTAACCCAAGAGCTGTTGCATATTCTAAATTCTGTACTCTGGACTCCAATTTACCAATATCACCCATCGTATAACGTCTGTTATACTCATATTGAATAATAATATCTGTTTCTGGTTTGAATGTAAATGGGGCTACTGAAAATCTAGCCACCAACATATTAATATTTTCTGAGGCTGGATATCTGGGATCTTCACCTGGTATTCCAGGGACATGAATAAAATTACCTAACTTATCCAGATAAAGTAAATCTAAACGCCCAAGGTAAAAATCAAAAGTAATAGTTACATTATCATCAGGTACTGGTAAATTACCAGCTGATGCACCAGTTTGCTCAAAGTTTTTGTTATGAAATGAAAATGGACAACTTGTAGGTGCTATTTGATCTTCTACCCTAGGACGCCAATCTAATGCATCCCGCAATTCATAAAAACCAATTGGGGCTTTAGATTCAGGATCTACTTTTGTTGATCTATATTCTGGAATATCAGCATAATCAACTTGACCTGTATAAGAATCAACATCAAAATAATCACCAGTACCATGTGAGAAATAATCGTATACTATAAGTAATTGTCCTGTGGGAACTACTGAATCTCCTTTTCTAAATACTCGTCCTAAATCATAAAACGAATCTCGTTGACCTGTGTCTAATAGGAAACCAGAAGTAACATTTCTACTTCCTGGAGCGGTAGCTGTTACCGTAGCCATATAGCCAGAAGTACCACCGGATATCTGATCGTTAGTTGTAAAAGTTCCTGTCAACATAACATACGACATAGTAGTTAAAGGTGAATGTAAAATAACTCTACCTGTAGCTCCTGTAGAAGTACCTGTAATGATTTCTCCAACCGTAAATGTTCCATTTGCATTTGAAAGTTGTAATGTGGGTGCAACAGGAACAACACCTATTGCTGTAGATTCATAGATGGCGTGTAATGTATAAACGTCTGCATATGACAATGAAATATTTTTATCACCAACACGTTCCCCAAAAACATTACTTCTCGTACCAGTAGTACTATTAGAGTCAATAGTTTTTGTAGACATCTTATTAGCAGTCTTAGCTTTTTGTGCTTTAGATCCTACAGTAATAGTAGCCATTAAGATTACTTGGGCAGAAGTACCTAAAAGGGTTGCATCAGTAACAGTAAGGGATTGAGTTCCTGTACCAGTAACCGTAGTAGTACCAGCTTTAGTAGATGAAATATCTAAAATAGCACCAACAGCTAAATTACCACCAGCACCACCTGATGTAGTAATTGTTAAAGTATAATCCCTTCCCGCCGAAGCTGAATAAAATGTTTCACCAGCATTAGCTGTAAATGATACTTCACTAGATGCGTTTGTTGTACCTGTAAATTGTTTTCTAAATGTATAAGATGTATCCGAAGAACCACTCTGCAATAAAGTTTGAGTATTATCTTTAGGTGTCTTATAAACGAGGACTGTTTCTTCTTCCTCTGCAATCTTTCCTCGAATTCTATTACACTTAGTAGATGTAATAGCATTACTCGCAACAGGAGGACCAACACCCGTTGCGGCAAAAATAGCTAGAAGATTATTTGTTATAACAGTAATTCGGAATTCTTCATTAATACCAGCAGCACCTGACGGTATTTGAACAACATCTCCCACTTGTAATTCAGTAGTAAATTTAGTATTCGTACCATTTAATGCAGTACCCCCACCCGTCACACTAACATCTCCAGATAAAATAAGAGTTTGATTTAATACTACGTCCGCAGTATAATCTACAGCCGAGTCCATATAAATCTGTTTAACATCTGCAGCAAAATCTGAAGCATCAATAGTTTGAATTACTCCAGCTCCAAAAGTATCACCAGCAACACTACTACTTAAAACTTCACCTACTTGGAAAGCCCCTTCAATTTGCATTAAGGCTATTTCAGCAGCTGCTGTTATGGCAACGTGTGCAATACCCGTAGCGCCGGAAGTAAGTCCTGTTATAACAGCATTTGCAGTTATTGTACAATTCGCACTCAGACTGATAAAGGTGAACATCGTAATATCAAACAAGTAATGATGATATACGGCCGGTACAGCTCCTACGGTACCTGACTTATATTCAAAAGAACGAGAACGAGCTGTACCAATGTAGCTACCCGCTGGACTTCCTCTCACAATGGTCTGTTGATCTTGCAGTTTTACAAAATCAAATGGATCTATCGCCGTACTTACTAATGAAATATCAGGCTGACCGTAAACATTATCTACATTCGCATAGTTACCTAAATTAAACGGTACGGTATCATTTTGAATTCTTTTAGTTGTTCTTGATTTATCAAAATCTACAAAACTAGCTGTTTGTGTTTCTACTTCATACCCATTTACATAGGCTTTTCCTGGCGCAATCACCAAAGTATCTTTTGTTTCTACTCCACCTTGTGCAGCAGTATAGATACCTCGGTTTGTTCCAGTGTTTAAATTCTCTCTGGCCTCTATATCAAAATGACGGACAATGTAATCACCAGATTCATCATCTGTCCGACGGGCCAGCATATCAGCCACCACCGCATATTCTGTGGCTTTCTTTCTATGTACTATATTACCACCATTTACTCTAGCTAATTCTACAAAATTAGTATCATCTGTTGCCGTTAAAGCTTTCTTTGCAAGAGTTAATGTTATCTTAAATCTATGAGCACCCTTTGCTGCAAAGTTTGAAGAACCCTGTGCATTATCTAAAAGGGTTGTATCAGCTTCAGGTGTAACTAATGTTTCTGTTACTGTAAATCCAATTCTGTATGATGGTGTATTAGTATATTTGTCAAGGACAATTGTCTCAGCACTATTGCGACACATAAAACCATTGATAAAGAAAATACCAGAAGTTACACTGGCAGCAGAACCAGTAACAGTTGCACCAGAAATTAGAAGTTGTGCAGATACTACATCAGCAGCATAAGATGAAATAGGACGATCAGCCGATATTTCCTCATTGTCACTGAAAGTCATTGTAGTATTATCAGTAGTATTTGTACCGATATACTTAACCCATATCGTATCTGGATCGCCAGCTGTTGTAGCAGCTTCGGTTCGTACTACTTGTGCAGTTACTCCAGAAGTAGCCCCTGTAAGAATGGCACCTTCTGTATATTCTACACTATTATGTGTACCAGCCGCATATTGTTCTATATAAGTAGCAACAGAAACCGGTGTGGGTGTACCAAATGTAGATTGTAATTTTACTGCATAGTAATTATTATCATATGCAACACTACCTGGAATTACAATAGTACCATCTTTAAAGAAATGATTACCAAACTGTTCAATTTGGTTTTGTAGTATCGTTTGTAATTGGGTTAACTCTCTTGCTTGTACTGCAAAGCCCGGTCGAAATAGAACACGGTAAAAATCATTATCAATGTTGAAATCATCCCAATACGGGGATACATTAAAATCAGTATTAGCTGGCATATTAGAATTCCACTATTAACTTAATATTTTCTGTTTGATCTGTGGCTCTTGAAATAGGAGCACGATCTTCTGCATAAATTGTATTACCACTGTAGTAAGCAATTTCTGGTTGTGTGATCCCACCAGTTGCAATAGTACCAGTGGCACTTGAAGCTGATGTTACTACATCAGCTGCCGCAAATGGAATAATGTTCCCTTGAGTGGCACCAGCAGTAGTCTTTACACCAGTCCATTGAGTCTGGATATATTTCAAAATCCTAGTAGTAGAATCCCATGCAACTACCTTGCCTGCAGCACCAGACGGAGCAGTAATAGCTTCATCAGCTAAAAATGCACCCGGTGTGGGAGATGCATCAAACGTCATTGATGTCAATGCGTTTAATGTAGCAGCAGTGGCCACTGTAGATGTACCATAATTATATGGATTAAGAACAATACCCACTCTACGAAAATCTTGATCTACAACAAAGTCACCACCACCTTCTGTACCTGAAATTGTGGTGTTTGTCATTATATAAAAACCACCTAGTTCATTAACAGCATTGGAACCATGACCACCGTTCGGTCCAATAATTGGGGTTACAATTGCCGATGTAGATGGGGTACCAATAAGACTGATATTATCAACATTACAATCACCAAAAGTATAACCTGAGCCGGGAAGAACACCAGCTACCGCAGTAACAGCTCCACCAGAAACAGTTAGATTAAATGTAGCACCAGAACCATCGCCTCGGAGGGTTTGATTAGTATAGGGACCATTAGTATATCCAGAACCACCTCTCATTACTTTATATTGTGTTACAGCACCATTTATTAATGCAGCGGCAGCTGCCACTGTAGCATTTGTAGCTACTGGCATAAAGTCTGCGGTTAAGAAGTCTGTAATTTGTGTAGTGGTAAGTGAATACATATACTTCCATACATAGCCATCACCAGTAGAATATTCTGCATTAGATGTGCCACTTGGTTCTACAGTAGAAGCAACTCCACCATTATTACTCATGCATTTGTATACATTGTTTGTTGAACTCAATACATAAAAAAGTGTAGTTGATGCCCAAAGGTTTGTACCGTTATTGACGGTCTTTACAATGTCAGATGCAGTAGATGACCACTGAGCCCCATAATCACCTCTGTAATAATCATAAATTGTGCCTGATGTCCAGTTGTGTCTAGGTATTGCATACTGAATATCTGCGGAAGCAATTCTTTTTGCCGCTTGCATATCCCGAAAATACATATACTCGTCATCGACGTTATCTAAAGGTGTTGGGGGTGCAGAATCAGTACCACCACCATACGGTGTTGTAGCCGTCCAAGGTTGTGGTCTGCCCACGAATAGGTAGAAAGACGTACTTGCCTCACTAAAAGACTCGTAGAATTGCTCTGCATTGTTAAGTCTGAATTTATTTGTTACGATTGCTGCCATGGCATTAGTTCTCTCTAATATTTATTAACTATTTATATGGATTAATTAAGTCTTCCACATGGTTATTTCTGTTGGTGCGGAGATATTATTCTTCCGCTGAGGATAAGTTGCAATATCCCCTATCGTCAATGCAACACCTCTCCAATCTGTTGCCCAATCTTGTATTCTATAGCCTGATACACCTGCTTGTGATCGGGCAAGTCTTACTAATGTAAGATTTGCATTAATAAGATGGGATGCTGCGGTGGTACTATTAGCTCCTCTAGTACATCCTGTAAGATTGCCAGCACCAGATGCCGTCGATCTTCCTGTATATGTTATTTCTTCAGTTCCTAATTTAATCGTTCCTTGTGTAGGAAGGTTATCTGTTGCAGCTACTGGTATAGTAGCTACTGAATTGTTTATAGCACTTGTAATAGTAGTCAACATATTCAGATAAACTGGATAAACTGCCATAGTACCAAATGTTCTACTTGATGCCGCAGACGATACCATCCCGTTTGAGAATTTCCATTCATCACCATCACCAAGATTCGGATGGAAGCCATACTTATCACCGACCATATAAACTGGCGGCTTGAGTATTTTAACGTACCTATATAATGTTACATCTCGGAACCCTTGTAAGCCGTGTATTGACACTATAGTTGCTGTGCCTGTATACACACCAGACATTGTTATATCTTCTCCAGCTGCAAAGTTTACAGATCCTGGTGCCAACGGTACATCACCACCAGCTAGTAATTCATAGTATAAAAGATTTACACCATGGTCATTTGTAGTATCAAGAATAGCCGTAGCTGTTGCACCTGAAGTATCACCAGTTATTAATGCACCCTTCGTAATAACACCGGACGATCCAGATATTCTAAATGAATTTCCATAATCTGCCGGGTCATGTATACCTACAGTAGGATTAGGATTAAGTGGTAATTGATCTGTAGTTCCAAGTCGGCGACCAATCAACATAGTGTAAATAACTTTGAACAACGGTCCAAGTCCAACGATGGAAGTAATATTAGCTATTGATTGAACAACAGTTGAAATATCTACTTGTCCGAATACTTGCCAACCAGCAGGGTGCACCGCTGCAAGTAATTGATCTCTCCATGTATTAATTGAAGATGAAGATTTAACCACATAAGAAAAATCTTGGTAATAATAACTATCTTGAATTTTCTTACTTCGTTCATCTATAAAACCATCTTCATTCAAATAGCGTCCAGATGTTTCTCCTAATACTCCATGTGATGCAGACATAGAAGGCGTTGTATACGAATCAATAACTGCTGTAGCACCAGATAATGCGCCGGTAATAGTTTCTCCTGATTTTTCAGCTCCCGCCGCAAAAGTTCCCACTACATTTACTAACTGTACAATATTTCTTGTTGATTCTGTATTTTTAAAAGTACCTGTAGCACCCGATGTTGCTCCTGTTACCGTTTCATTTAATAGAAAATCAGCAACAGAAAAATCAGTACAAAGGAAATTTGTATAAGGATTAAGAGTTACAGGAGAAGTATAGTGTACTCCAGCATCTAGAATTGTTACATCTTCAATTTTTCCAACATTAACCCCTTTTGCATATATTGTGGCACCAGTTCTTGAACCTGTTGTGGGTAATGTGAGTAATGGAGTTTTAGTATAACCTTCACCCGGATTATTTACTACAACATCCGTAATATCACCATTTCCTGTTCCAACTTCTTGTGCAATTTTATTTCCCTCTACACCATCACCAAATACTGTATAATTTTCTAATACAATATGGTCAATCGCCAACATATCGTAGGCTTCTTGTTGTTTTATTAAACCAGTTCCAGATGCAGTTTCTAATTCTATATCACCAGGCGCACCAGGAGTATTAGTTTCTAATTCTACTCCCCATTCACCTACAAGGTCACCGGCTTCTGGTGCAATACCACCATTCACCATTGCTACTTCTGCAACTAAGCCTGCACCATTTGTATTTGCATTATTTACAGTAACCACATCACCATTCTCATAACCACTGCCGCCCACATCTACAATAATATCCGGAATATTACCAGAACTTAAAGCTCCAATTTTAACAGACGCATCATTACCGTTATCAGCTGCTACAGTTATAGGATCTGTAATATCATAATATTGACTAGAAGTTGATCCTGCATTATACTCAGTAACGATACTCGCTAATTTACCATATAGTGTAACATCTGGGTCAGCATTAGATGTTGCTGTAATTGTATGACCTGTGGCAAAAGTACCAACAAGACTCCCATTACTTAATACTAATTCATATACATCTTGACCAGCATACTTATAAGATGATATACTATCCACCAATGCAGTAGCCCTACCAATAATAGGATATCCTAAACCATAATATGCACCGCCCGGAAGAATACTTAAATCTGCAACTAGATTTTGTGTTATTTCTTGACCTACCAAATATAATAAGTTAGATGTTCCTGTTACAGAATCTTCCGTTATTATCTGACCACCATCTTCATTCAAAATAAAAATATCACCAGCAGAAGCTGATGCATTTTCCATCAAGATAGTATCATCTATTTTGGTAACTCGTAAAATCTGTTCCTCTGACCAATTACCATCTGATACTCGTAACATATCATCTTTAGGATAAGATAAGGAAACATCTTCATTAAGAAGTATTCTGAAAAATAATTCATGCCCTTTTCTCTGACCTTTTGCTCGATAAAGGTCTTTAATATTCTTTAAGAGATTTCGTTCATCTACTCCTGATGTTAAATCTCTAGGAATTGTTCTTAGGAATGCTTCTTTAAATTGGTTAAAAAATGAATCAATCGTATCATCAATATCCGCATACTCCATCAACTGCTGAATATTTTGAACTGGGTTAGCCGTATAATCTGATATTACACCAGCAGCATTTGAAGTTTGTCCGACAATCTGTTCACCAATAACAAAATCACTTTGTGCAGAAATAAAGAGGCGAGAATTTGCATTTATATCTTCCACACGAATTGTGGCCGTGGCATAAGATGTTTGTCCTACAATAGTTTCATCATTTACGAAAGCACCGGTTGTAGTATCTTCCATTAAAACTGTATTAGTTTGTCCAGGCCGATATAGATTTGTATCCTCTAAAATGACATAATTAAGAATAGTACTACCAATTGGCTGGTTCTCCATAATCATTGAATCTATGGAACCCAAAGATGTTAGTTTTAACTCCGCAGACTCCATAAACTCATAATATGCCTTCATAAAGGATATAAAGTTTGGATTTTCTGCCTGAACAAAATCAGGCATCTGCGTTTCTATTTGTAGAGAAACTTTATCTTGTAATGATGAAGAATGTGCCATTTATAATTTAATAGGATCCTTGCCTTCCTGAAATTGTTTAAAAGTTTTCATTTTTAATCTTCTCTATTTCTTTACGACCTATTCTCATTTTTTTCTTTCCAATCCCACGATTATTATCAGGAATATTTTCATCTAATTTAGAATTTAAATCCCAAGGCCCATAATGGCTATTCTTCAATAATTTCATCATTGATTTATTTTTACTATACTCTGCATAAGCTCCACTTTCTTTTGGGTTTATATTACCTAATTCAAAATATTTTTTTGCTGACATTATTATATGATTACCATTACTATCATCATATATCGTATTTCCTAATTTATTAAATGCATGAGGAAATCTTCGTTCCTTTAATTCTCCTTGGCCTCGAACATATGCATGAACTAACTTATATCCTGCATCATCTTCTTTATCAGTTAAATCTATCATATTTTTAGCAGCTACTTGAAAACAATCTCCACCTGTAGCCTCATCTAAATAACTCTTAAATGTTTTCATTCTTAATAAGTAGCGCTAGTTGTGTAATTTACACCGGCATCTCCGGCTCCTGCAGCGATTGTATCAGCTGTTCCCGTTACTGAAAGATTAACTGAATCTATTTGTAGTATCTGATTACGAACAGGCACAACATCATTAGAAGCAGGTTGTACTATTATCTTTACTGAAGTACTTGTAGCACCATCAACATCACCAACAGCAGTAATATTAATTTTTGTTAGTACAACATCACCTGTGGTATAATCTATAGTACCTACTGAAGCAGCTTGATATACTTTAGATGTGCCAGAAACATAATAAGACTTTACTATGCCGGCGCCATCATCTTCTAGATACCAAGTTTCAGAACTCCCACTTAAACTAAACCCTGTCGAGGAAAGAATACCACCCGCCGTAACTCCAGAAGTACTCGCTAAATGCCCAGAGTGTGGATTAAAAAGAGCATTGGAAAAACTGATTGTATATTTTAATGCACTCGCCAAAGTAGGTTTAAAAGTTTTACTTATTTTGATATTAGTAATGTTATTCAATATAGCAGGATCTACCTCATCTATCAAAGTAGTAAACTTTGAATATCTAAAAACTGTTTCAAATTTCTCTAATGTAGTAGAACTATAATTAGTAACTGCTGTTGTAATAAGAGCTTCCAAAGCCGATGCAGATTTGGTTGTTGCATTAGCATCGTATTTAAAATTAATCGTAGGCACAACTTTAGTTGTTTCTAAATCTATAACCTCAGGTGTAATACTTACTACATTATAATCCTGTAATAGATTTACAATAGAAGCTTTAGTAGATGTTGTTAAGACTGTACCTGTATTTGGTAAAATACTAATAAAGACTTTACCATATACAGCTGGACTATTATATTCTCCGCCCCATACCGCAATCGCTTTTACATTAGAATATAATTGTGGCACAATGGCTTTATAGTCTGCGGCTGTTACTGTTCTATTTTGTGCCGCATAGCTAAACGGAGCATTATACTTAATTGTATCTATCCCTTCTGGGTCTGCACCATCAGCGGCCGCAGTTTGAGTGGCTACTGTAATATTACCAAACCCACTTATACTACCAGCAGCAGTAAATGACTTAGCTCCATTTGCCGCAGTTCCATTTGTCACCACATAAGATAAATTAACAATATTACCATCTATCAACGCCGAACCAACTACCCCATCACCAAAGTAAACTTGCCATTCCCCTTCTAAAGTCTCTTGAATAAAATAAGCATTAGTTGTACTTTTTACTTCCACTAAAGTATTAGCTTTAGTAAATGTCGTAAGAGTTGTATCTGCAGCACTTGTTTGTATTGAAACTGCCAAAGTAGAAATATCTACATTATCATTATCTAAGATAAATCTTTGGTCTGCATCAGAAACATCTACAGTATAGGTTGTTGTTACCCACGTTCCTTCATAAATTGGAATATTAGAATAAGTATAAATTCCAGAAGTTGGTTGCAATGTTCTAGCTGTAGTATTAACAAACTGATAATTCACACTTGCGATAGTTGTATTAAATGCATAACCAGCTGGCATTACAACGGAAGCAGTGTTTGCATCTTGTACTGTTACATCCACATAAGCGACTGGTGCCTTTGTAGATGTGGGTGTATAGCCTAATGACTTTGCATGAGATGTTACACTATTCCTTTTTACTGCGGTATCAAGGAACATTTCATTTGCAGCCATGTTCGCCATGAAGGCATTGTAGTGTGTATTGTATGCCAAGGTATCAAGCAATATTGACATCCCAGAACCTTCAAAATCATAATCTGTAAATTCTGTCTGCCCTTTTAAATAAGTTTTCAAATTAGATTTAATACCATCAAAATCTAATTCAGTAATATTCATTTTACCTTTTGTGTTTATGCCTGCCATTAGCGTACTCTCTCTAAAAGTATATCTACACTTTGAATCTGCGGATCATTTTTAAGTGTAAAAAATATTCTAACATTTAAGTTGTTATTATCCATAGCCTGACCACTATCATCTATTTCAACATCTGTAACACTTACCCTAGGTTCATAGTTTGCTAAAACTGTTTCTATTCTATTCCTTAAAAGGTTAAATGTTATTGGAGTAAATCTTTCAAATAAAAGATCCCGCACATGAGAAGCTATCTCAGGATGAAAAGGCTTTTCAAATCTATTAGTCATAACTAAATTACGGACAGACCGT